ATCTATTGAGTAAGTATCAAAAGCATCACTATACCTATCATTCTTTGTAATTTTAAAATATGAGCCATCAAAAATAAAATTTCCTGTAGTATCAGTATTTGATATTTGTGTTGGTGTATCAATTATATTTAAAGCATACACTGAACCTTGTTGAATACTATCTGAATCTGTTCCTCAAGGACGCATACAACTTACTAAATATGATAGATAATCTAAAGGACTTATATTTGTTTTTGCATTTATTTGAACTATAGCATCATCTTGTGGAATAAGACCTTTAGACATAACCAATTTCTTATCTCTCATTCCTGTAAATACCTCTAGTAACCCATAATAATTAACACCTCACAAAATTTCTTCTATAACTTTGCTTGGTTTCTCTTCTTGTTCAGGGAAATCATAAGCACCCATATTGCTTAAAAAGGCATTACTTACTGCACTTATTTGATAAGTAATTAAAGACGATTGAACATTTACATTTTGTGTAATTTTAGTTATAATTGCTTCCTCATCTTTATAAATAAATGATGGCATTGACATATCACCATAACTTAACACTATCTTTCTTGTTTTACTTACACTTGAAAATACTTTATCAAAGAAATTAGGGTCATCACTAGATGTAATAGGGTACGATAAATCTAATGTATAGTTATTAACTTTACCATTTATTTTTCTTACTTGTAAATTTTGAATGTAATTTGGGTATTGAATTTCATAGTTGACATAATCTTGCTCAACTTCACTTTTAGAAAATACACCAAAAGTAAAATTACCTATTGTTACTTTTATATAAGGCATTTCAACTAAATTCATACCACCTAATAAACTTAAATTTGCCATAAATTAATCCTCGAAATAAATATAAGATATAGAAGGTACTTTTATAGTTTCAAATTTATCTATTAAGTTAATAAATGGGTTTACTTGATTAAAGTCTGCAATAATTCAATAGTAGTCTGGTCTACCATAATAGTACAATGCTATTGAGTCTAATGTATCATTAGGTTTGACCCTATGAACTACATAATCTGTATTTTGACCTAATTGCTTAGTTAGACCATAAATATATTTGTTATCTTGCGTGTTATAGTAATAAGGAATAGAACTATAACGTGATAAACTAGGATATGATTTTGTTTGTTTGTCTTTCAAAACGTCCATATTCTACCCCTCCTGTGTTAATTTACCATCTTTAAATGCACTTACTATTCCTCTAAATGAACCAAGTTGACTTACTTGCTTAGCATCAAATGGTTGAGTTTCATAAACTGTAAATGAGATTGATACTTGTGCATACTTTCCATTTGACAATATAGGTAAAGAATAACCAACTTGCACACCACCTTGAACTACCCCTTTAATGAATATATCATCACCTTCGCCTATTCTTACTGCTACTTCAGGTGGAGTTACTGATTTAGAACTAATGTTGTAGGTAGGTAGTGCTATTGCTTGTAAATTTCTAATTAAATAATCTATATAGTCTTCACCTACATATAATTCTGCATTACTTAAACCATCTTTATTTGCATCATCTAACATTTCTCTATGTAATGAAAACTGAAAGGTCATTGAGCGTGGTCCAGAATTTTGATAAGTAAATACTGGTGCTGTTCTTGCTAAAGCATTAGTTTGTTGGAAATTAGATTGTAGATTATCTGTTATACTTTCTGGATATACTGGTATATTTACTTTTACACCTAAATTATAGATATAGATATAATTACCTGTTTTTATCATATTACTATTGGGTTTAACATTATTAGCCATATATTAACCCTCCCATTCATTAGTAGTATCTTCATAACCAACTACTTTTTCTTCTACATCTTTATCTACATAACCTAATATATCAAAGTAACTATTTAATATCTTTTTATTTTGTGCTTCAAGATATATTTTCGTTCTTAACTCATTAGTTCAATCATAGTATGGTGTATATACAGAAATAACTTTATTCTTTATTAAATTGCTTTCAACTCTTTTTGTATCTAGTTCGATATCATCTAATGGTGTTATTGCATTATCAATTAAATATTCAATTAACCTATTAGCAAAAGGATAACTATTATTATCATTAATATAAGTTAGTTGTTTATAACTATTAAATTTATTAAATTGCTCAAAATTATCAACATTATCAAAATTAATAATATATTGAGTATGAGTTGAAAATGTCATATCTGAATAACATCTTTGTTCTGAATCTTGTGTATAATCACCTTCTAATACTACAATAGATGAGTTATTATCTTTAGGCAACTTTAATAATAAAGTTAATTCTAATTCTTTTTGTGCCAATGTTCTTTTAACATCTTCATTTGAGATATTAAAAAGAAAATAATTTAATTTATCATATACAAAAGGTGTATTAAACCTTGAGGCATTTATTTTATAATATGTATTTGGGTACAAATAATTCTCTAATACTTTATTATTTGAATTTACAATTAAATCATTTAATTGATTATTATTTAAATAATAACAAGCCACTATTTCTAAATTTGTAGGACAATCTACAAAGAAAGTGTATTTTTTATTATACTTTGCTGGTATAGTAAATATCTTATAAGAATTATTATCAGTATTAAATATCTTCTTACCATTATCAAAATCAATATCTATATTATTTGCTGATTGACCATTGAAACAATTATACATAGACATTAAATTGACATCTTTATAATCTCTTATAAACCTTAAGTAATTACCTAATCTATTATGAGTCAAGTAATCATAATTTACATTTTTAATAACTAAATTATGAGTTATATTTAATATAGGTTGATTATAATAATATGTATCTTTATATAAGAAGTCATTTGAATCATATATAAAACCATTAGGGAAATCTTTATTCTCTCTACCAACTAAAATCATTCCACTATAAATATAACTAAAATCTTTAAATATACTTACTGGTTCACCTTGCACTAAAACCTTATAGGAAGGTAAATTGAATGATTTTAGTATCTCTTTAATTTCACCTACAAAAATATTTGTTGAGTTAAATTTAATCATAATTTACCTCCTTCCTATACATTAGTGTTTCCTGATAAACCATAATTATTTACATTTACAGGGACACCATTTCGCATTATAGTAAGCATATCTGCTACATTATTGTGAAGTGCAAGTAATACATCAGCAATATCTTTTTTCATATCTACTTCACTACCTGCAACTTCATTATTAGTGATTTGATTTTCAATATTTCTATTTGATTGCTCCATCGTTTGTTGATAAAATGAACTACCACTAGTTTGACCTATGTATGTGCCTTCACTCTCTCAGAAACCACCTTCTCTTAAAGTAATTCCATTGCCTCTACCTGTTTTAAGTAAATCAGTTCCACCTAGTTTACCTAATGCACTTGAAAAGTTAATAGTGTTGCCAATACCATTAATAATATCACCAATCATACCTAATGAACCAACACCCATAATACCTAATTTCATTAAATTTTCAACTGTAGTATTTGGACCAGTTCCTAATACACTAGGTATATTAATACCACCTGTGTAATTTTGTATCATATCAGTTATAGTTCATAGTGCCATCATACCTGGACTATCTGCTATATTTCTAAATAATGAAAATTGAGCATTAGCAGACACATTTTGTAATTTCTCCGCTATACTAACTCTTTGACCTATTGTACCTAATCTACTACTTAATTCATCCATAGCACCAGTATAGGACAATAGATTATTTCCTATAGTTTTTATGTCATTTGCACTTAAATTTCCTGCTGCTCTTAAATCACTTAATGATACACCAAATGTTGAAGCATATTGATTTTTAACAACTTGATTTGTAGATGAACCAATTTCTTGTAAATATTCAACTATTGAACCTAATAAATTATTAGTTTCATTTAATGATATTCCTCTAGTAAGCATATCTGCATAAGATAGACCTGCTCTACTTGCTGCCATAACAATTAGGTTTTGCATACCAGAACTTTCAAGACCACTTACATTACCAGTTGCTAAATAACCTAATGCTTGTGAAATATTACTAACACTAGTGTCACTTAAACCAACACTAGATAATGAACCTAACCATTTTTGAATTATATATTCAAATTGAACACTCATTTTAGTTCCCATTTGTGAAGTTGCTTCAACTAAGTTACCAGTAACTGTATCAAAACTATTACTTAGATAACTTGTATCTGAGAACATATTATTTAAGAAATTAGTTAAGTATGACTCCATACCTAATCTACTAGCAGTTGAATCTGCTTGTTGTATTCTTATTATTCTTAATAAATTATCATCAAAGGCATTAAATGTTGTTGCTACTTTATCACTTATCGAACTTAAAAAGGCTCTTTGTTCAAGATTAAATGAGATACCAGTTTCAACTAATTTTTGTAAATTTTCTAATAATACTTGTGTCTTTAAATAAGGTGTTATACCTACTGCACCTAATAATGTTCCTTGTAGACCTTTGAAATCTTTTCCTGAACCATATAGTCTAGTATTTATTGTAGATTGATATTTAGAATATTGAGTAATTACTTCGTTCATTCCTGAACTTAAACTATTCATTATTTTATCAAACTTTTCTCACCTTTTTTTACTTATTTCTTCATCAGTTTTACCTTCTGATATTGCTTTACGCATTTTATTAAGTGTTTTAATTTTATCTATAAAAGAAGTATTTTCATCTTTTAAAGTTTCTCTATATCTCTCTAACTTACCTTCAAGCCAATCTTTCTCTTTTGCTTGTTCTTCTTCTCTAAGCCTCTTTCTCTTTAAAGCAAGTTCATTTTCAAGATTCTCTTCTTCTTTTTTTCTTCACTTTATTTGTTGTTCAAGATATTTCTTTTCTAATTTTTTACGAGTAGAATAACTTAATTTATCTGAACTAACATATAAAGCCAACTTATAGTCTTCTAATTGCTTAGCATATTTTTTATCTAATTGATTTTCTATTTCTTTAAGTTGTTCTAATCTTTTTCTCTCATATTCTTTTTTAGTTTCAATTTCTTGTGCTCTAGGGAGGTCACGATTATTTTCATTATCTGTTTTTTCAAGTGAATTTCTAAAAGCCATAATCTAATCTCCTCTCTTAATGCTTGTATCTTGATTGTCTTGATTGTTCTAATTGTCTTTGCATTTCTTCGTTTTGTTTTTTAATATTCGTTGCCTCCTCTATAATAAAACTCATAATATACTCTCTTTCTGTAACACTCATATTCATAACAGATTGATAATCTATATTAGTGTTTCTTGTTATAGTATAGCAATCTTGTAGTATTCTTTTATATCTTAGTGGTGCATAAAGTCTACCATCTTTAGTCAACTGAGGGTCTAAAAAACTCTGATGTGATGCGAAAGGTAGACAAATAATCATACCCACATTGGTCACAATGGTTAGCAACCACTGTATCTATACCTACTTTCTGATTTATGTTATCCATTCTTTGTAAAATTAAATTAGTATCTGCCATAGGTAAATTTTGTACAAATCTCTCTAAATCAACAAAATTTAATTTATTACCATCTACTAAATCAATACAACTCATAACTGTTAATACAAATGTTGGGTCTATCATTTCTTTATTCTTAGCCAACATTTCTTTTTTCTTCTTCACTATGTTATCTAGTATTCTAGGTGTTTGAACCTTTAATAGTACATCTTTATCTGATTTAGGTAAATGTAAACTAAATAATTCCCTATAACTTTCATCTCACTCTAAAATCTCTAAATCTTCTAAATTAAATACTTTTTCCTCTACACTTGTACATTTAGGGCAAGATACTACCATATGGTAATCTGTTCCATATGTTGCTATTCTTAATTTATGTAATAAAAATTGATAATCACCTATACACATATCATAACTTGATAAATCTTTTTTACCAACTATACAATCATCAATCATTTCACACATATTTTTATATGGTAAATCACTAGGAGATAATCTCTTTAATTCATCCATAGTTGTCATACTTCTTAGTGTAATTTCTGGATTGATTGGTTTGTCATAAATTTGTCCTTTACTCGGTAAAGTAAAAGTTTCTTGAATTGTGTTTGTAGCCATATTATATTATTCCTTTCTATAAATTATTTTAACCTATCTATTTTTGCTTTTTATTATGTAAGTGATACAATATTCATCTTTTAAATAAAAAGCGATTATAGGGCATTTAAAACCAATATTAAATAAAAATATCATAGGGGGTATCATATGGATTACCATACGCAAGTTCCCTATGATATTATACAATTTATTTATTAGGCTTGTTCTATTTGATTTGTGTCATTTGGTTCTATTTGATTTGTGTCATCTGGTAAGTGTTCGATTGCTCTATCATATTGAATAGTTGCTGTAATTTCTCTCTTGCCATCATCTTCACTTGAAAAATCACCTTCACTTAGTTCACTAATCCATACACCATATAAATCCCAATATCTAATTTGTCTATGGTCTGGTGTATATTCAATTAGAACACCACTAATTTTATAATCTTCTGCTTTACCTATTGCTTCTGTTTCTTGATTAAATGCTAATCTTCTCCAAGCAAGTAAACAAGATTTAGTATCTGCACCTATGTAATCATTAAATTTTAATGTACCACTTGGGTAAGTTACTGCACCTGCAAATTTAATAACACCATTTCCACGTTTTATTTCAATAGAATTTTGTTGATAATGTGGAACTGTTGCTGAATCAACTGATAACATTAATACTTCTTGTAAATAATTTGATGAAAAATAATCATTATCCTTTGCACTTGCTTTGTCTACCCCTGACTTTAATAATCTAGTTTGACTATCATTAAATCTAGGCATAAACACAAAGTTATTAGTTCTAGCAGGTGTATATAAATCAGGATTTTGAGCAATATGATATGTTCCTAATTGGTCTAATGATACGTTATTACTTGGCATATTCTATATTCTCCTTTCTATTATATACTTTCTGTAACATCTATTTGGTCTTCTAATGAAACTGTAATATCAAACTCTTCTACTGCTTCAATAGGTACAATTTGAATTAATGCTTTAACTTGTGCTCTCTTGTCTGGTGTTTGTCTTACAATCTTATAACCACTAATACCTTGACCAGTTTTCATATTATCTAATAATTTAACAATATCGTTCTTAAAATTAAACCACAATCTATCGCTATTTTGTTCAAACATATATCCTTTTGCATTAATATATAATCTCTTAAATAAGTCAATACATAATTGTCTAATATTTAGGAATGAACTTGCTACTAATCCTTGAGTTTTTGAGTTATCAAATAAAGTTCTATTTCCCCAAATTAGAATGCCATAAGGATAAACATTAGTAATTGGGTTTACACTAACATCATTATCACTCATTAATGAGTTAGCAAATTTCTCGCCATATTCTACAATAGGTTTACCTTCAATAACTCCTCTTAGTCTACCTGCTGTAGCATACCAAGTTGGGTTTGTCTTTGTTCCATTTATAAATGCTTCTAAATATGCCATTGAACTAGGCATTGCTATAGTTACATTATTAATAGTATATTTACATCAAGGGGAATACATTGCTGCATATTTACTAGTAACTTTCTTTGCTGAATTTAAAATTGCATCTGCTTGGTCTTTCTTAGTTGTTTTTCCTACTAAAATATTTTTATCGTGGTCTATTAAGGCAATACAATCACCTCTATTTTCTGCTATTTGCTTTAATGTAGTCAAAGAAGTAATATCTTCATTATCATCAACTTCATCATTTACAGTAATATAACCACCATTAGTTAAATATCTAAATTGGTATAATGATTTGTCATCTAAATCCTCATAGAAACTATCTTGATTAATTGCATAAACTACATTAGCGTATGTACCAATCTTATAAGATGTACCATCATATATTCTCTTAGTAAATCTACCTGAAGATAAGTTATTATATACTACTTCATCTCTTGTAAAACTACCACTTTCCCACCAAGAACTTATTTCAGTAGCTGTCGCATCTACATAATTAATTGTGGATGCTTCACTAGTTGAAGTTGATGTAAATGTTGCTGAATCAATGTCATAAATATAATATTCATTAGATACAACATTTTCATAAATACCTTCACTTGCTTCTTCTTGTTCCGTTTCAGAAATTAATGTTTCACCTTCAAATGCTTTTATACCTAATGTATATTGAACACTTTGTATAGTTGTATATGTTACATCTTTCTCATTAATATGTTTAGTTTCTACTCCAGTAGTTGCTTTAGGAACACTATAATATACCTTATAACCCTTATTTAATAAAAATCTAGCAGTTGAATAACCTGGGTCATATGTCTTACCATCAACTACGAATGGTGTGTCTATTTCATCGTATGTAGGTGTTTCATAACCTATCTCGTTTATGAATGTTTCTAAATCTCCAAATAATGTTGTTTTACCAATATATTTATATTGTTCATTTTTTTCTGCTTTATCACTTACATTACCTGGTACAAAGACTACAAAATCTTCTTCACTAATAGTTGCCTTAGTATTATCTATCTCTGTAATTGTAATTTTTGGCATAGTTTTTCTCCTTCATAAATTTTATTTATATCTATATAATTTAGCAAATATTTTCATATATTTGCTATAACTCTTCTTGTATCTCATAGCCTTCAA